TTTCACTAGCTGCAACCTCAGCGACTCTTGCGCTGTCAATTGCTGGATCTGTAACGAGTGAAACTTCTTGAAGTGTGCTTGATTTAATTCTTAGCACGCCTTCCTCATTTTTCCATTCATTAATTTTGACTCCGACAGAAAATCCATCACGAAGCCCAGTAGCAGCTTCCTCTAATGCGTCATCCGCAGAAAAAGTTTTTGCCAGACGGAAGGTTGCTTCTAGCCCTGTATCTGTTGCAGTTATATCAACAAGTTTTCCAAGTGGTTTAGTTTTTTCGTGCTCAAGTAATAATTTAACAGGCTTTGAAAAATCAATTGAATCTTTTTCAAATACAGTTAATCCTGCACTTGTTGATCCTTGCTCATCCCATGTAACGATCTTTCCTGAGATTGTGCGCTTGTTAGTGTCAGCAGCTGTTATCTCTATTGGGAAACTAATTTTCATCGTATTAGATCTTCTTCCTCTTGGATTTGCTCAACGCTCATCGCGCCAATGCGGTTTAGGATTTCATAGACTTGCGCTCGCTCTAATGCTGAGCCACGCAAGAAATCATCAATATCAAATCGAGTTTCAATTCCATTAGGGCAGAAATCGGCTTGAGATAGTCTTTGTTCGATTGCAGTAAGGATTGGTCGTAATGAAAAATCAATAAGTGCTTTTCTTTCGGCTGTCATGTTTGAATAAGTCATGCTGGTAGTTTCAGCAGATACGAATGATGCAGGAATACCAGATGCTCTTGCAATTTCTAAAGCAAGGTATTGGCGAGCTTCATTTAACTGTAATTTAGCCGGATCAAATCCTAAAGCCTGTAATTCAACATCGGCATTTAAGAATGCAGTTGATCTTGTTGATCTTGATATTTTCCAAGACTCTAACAACTTTGTAATTCGCTCTGGAGTTAAATTTGTGCCATTTGACTTTAACACCATTTGTGGCATAGGCTCTTTTGCATACATTTCAGCAGCTTGCTCTAATGATGCAGCAGCTTTGATTGTGCGACCTGCTCGATTAAGTATTCCTTCATCTAATCCGTTAAATACAATTAGCGAACCTAATCCGTATGGTGGCACTCTCTTACCATCAACTGTGTAATACTCAATTTCTGTTGAGTTACCATTTAATGAAGCAAATACTCGACCAGGAGCAATTCTTGTCCATGCTCTAATTCTTGAAGCATCTGTGGCTGCGTAAGCATCCATTACCATTCCATACGCAACTCCATATAGTAAAAGATCCTCAGCGATCCATGAATAAATTGCTGATCCTGCAACTCTTGGATCTGGTTGCATAATTACGCGATTTGGTCTTATGTGTTCATTTGTAAAATGATTATATTGTTCAATTGGTAAAGATCCGACTGTTGAACAAATTATATTTCTTGCACGCGCTCCGGCAGGTATCGCCATGTATTGTTCACGCGTTGCAGTTGTAGTTCCAAATAAAATTCCGCCAACTAATTGTTGTGCATTATAAGGTGAAAGTGCAGCAGCTACATCAACTGTGTTATCTGGTTGAGTTGCTTTAAATCTATCAAATAATCCCATTAGCATATAATATACCATAAAGTCAACAAATTACGCTATTTGAATATCAACTTCCGTTTCTACCTGTGTTGCAAAATAGGTTGCTAAAGCAGATGCCACAGCTGCACAAACTGCGACTCTACTTGCTCTCCTACCGATGATCCATGACCCATCCCCATAGGGCAGTTTCGCAGCGGATAGTGTTTGCTGAGTCAATTCCTCTTGACCCCCATGCTGTAATCGATGGGAATTGATTGCGCCTAACCATCGATCGCATGATTCAGCATATATCGCCCCATCCATGTCTGTAATGGGAATTCCAGCAGGAACTAACCGACTTGCGACGGCTTGTGCAGTTCTTTTGGAATAAGCGACAGTCTGAACATTATATTTTCTTACATACGGAGCAATATCGTTTGCAACCGCTAAATCATTTATTGAATAATCATTTGACCATGTATGCAGTAAAACTAAATTAAATCTTTCACCCGATAACTTTTGAGTTGCGACTAAAGCTCCAAATTTACGATCCGGACTAAGATCTAATCCAAACCAAGTAGGCTTTTCAGGATCTAGCGGAATTGGATCAACTTTACACATTTCCCACTTTTGGGCATCAATAGCAGAATTGATTGTATCTACCCATTGGCATAAAACCTCAGTTCGCACAATATCAGGCGGATCATTAATAACTGCTTTTATGTTATCCGGATGAATTGTTATGCCTAACGAAGGATTGGCTTGAGCAAATGCTGGCCAGTTGATTTCACCCGACGGAAGGGTAATCGGTGCATCAGGCTCGGCACTCCACTCAAACCAACCGATCGTATCGGAAGGGTTCACGCTGGCTGCGATAGCGCGTTCCCGAAGTTTGTTTAGGATTATTGAATGTTGATCTCCAGCGTTTGAATAAATCCATACCTGCGGATTTTTTGAAGCCATCATTGTATATCGCATAGATGACCAAGCATCTTCATCTTTGTATTCTCTCAATTCATCAAGATGAATGCTAGAAGGCGCTGAAATTCCTCTACTTGCATTGTTAGCTGCTTTTACCACAAAGCGCCGACCGCCTTTTAATTCCATTTCCTCAGCTCCATGTTGCCATCTAATCTTTTTTACTTCACTTGCCAATTTATCGTTTGACTCAATAATCGAAACCATTTGTCTAAAGGTTTCTAAAGATGTAGTTAATCTATGAGCTGATGACAGCTGCAAGTTTTCGCCCCATACAAACATGCCAGTTAAAACCCTGAGCATCATAAAGGTAGACTTTCCAGATTGCCTCGCAATTACGAGCCCACACTCTGAGTGATGGTATCGCCCGTCTGGCTTGACTTTATGACCATGAATAGCCACGAATTCCTGCCAAGGCATCAACGGCATACCGATTTCCTTAGCAAACTCAACCATTTCATGACCTTTAGACGGCAAATCATTCAATTGTGAGTGAATACGAGGAGTTTGCACACCTCCTAATTCTGATTGAGCCTGATCTAATAAGATCTCTCCCGTAATAAGATTAATCAAAGCGATCCGGTCTGATCGTGGGCGATCGAGGTGTTTTGTGGGTTAGAAACCAACATGGGGGTCGGTGGTGTTCTCTTGCTCACAAAAAACCGCCCACCCTTCGAATAATTACATCTAGAACATGCAGCTAATAAATTATCATCAGTATCTAAACCATTTAATTTTCTGGGGATCACATGGTCAACTGTATTGGCTTCTTGCCCACAATACTGGCAAATATAACCATCGCGTCTTAGTATTCTTTCTCTGATCTTACGCCAATGTCTTGTCGATCCACTATCCCTTAATGCTGATCTACTCACTCAATACCAGCCTTTAGCCTTATGGTGTGCGAGCGCTGTGCAAGCACATCCATTGTATCTATGATTAATATACTTTAATCCTTGATCTATCTGTTTAATAGGATCTTTTTCTTTAGACTTTAATACTTGAAATAGTCCGTAAGCTGTTGATCTTGGATTGTTTGCTTTTGGATTCCATCTACTCTCTTTGAATACTATTTCATCTAAACAGTAAAACTGTTCAAAGTTGTAATTCATCTTATGAAATGTAATTTGTTTTAATGTATTAACCTTAAGTTCTTGAGATTTAGCTGTATCTAATGCAAAGGTTTGTAAAACAAACAGAGCTCCCCCGACTAGCCAGCACCTCGCGAGCTGAGCCTTACGGGCTCGCGTTTTTGCCTTTAGGGCAAATACTTGCCTAGAGCGTATCATATGCCTCCAAATCATCTAGCAAAACCGCAGGTCAGACGGCATGTCACTATTCGTAAATCATCTTCTTCAAGCCATGTGTCTGAATAACCTGACTCACTCATCGCATACCTCACATATAACACCATCAATAAGCACAGCTGTTAATTTACAAGCTTCACACTGACCCGACCTCATGACTTAGATCCCCATCCTTCGCCCTTAAATACTAAGCCTACTGTTGAGTAGATCCTTGTCATATCCAGCCCACACTTAGGACAATTAATACCACCATCATCCTCTTTGTAAGTTCGATGAACTGATCCATAAGTGCCGCATTCTTTGCAGCTATATTCATATGTTGGCATCATATTCTCCAATCAGTAAGCAAGTATGACAGTCCAAACCGCTAAACTGCCACGCCCCACAGCTATTGCATCGACTAACTGCATTATCTGACTGACGCTTGAGTATCTGCTCTGCATCATTCTTGATGCCCACGCAACCACAATCTCGGCATTGGTAGAGTGAATGACCTATCGGCTTATCTTTCCATTCAATCTCAATAAATTGTGTTGGTCTTTTGCAGCCATTACACTTAAATTGGA